GTCTTCTGGGCATTGGAATAGGTGACATAGCCGGCCTCGAACCAGGCCGAGCTGCCGGCGATACGGGTAATCGCCTCGGCAATGCCTCCGCCGGTACAGGACTCGGCGGTGCAGACCTGGGCGCCAAGCGCCTTGAGCCGCGCGCCCAGTTGTTCAGCCAGCTGCGTGATGGAATCCATGTGCACTCCAGGGTGAAACGAGAAGGAGGGATACCCTACACTAGGCGCTTTTGCGATTTCAGCCGGACCGAACAGCATGAGCGATTTGTCAGCCCACACACCTATGATGCAGCACCAGTGGCCATTTCAGCCTCAAGCATTTGATTTTATTAACATTTTTCAATGAATCGTCTAATGCAAATACTGACGATATCGGGTACTGGTCCCGCACGGGCCGGTTAGCATTTATGCAGTATTAGACAGCTCACACGCCGTTGTACCGGTCAGCTTTCCGCTTACTCGCTCAATACCCGGTACAGTGATATAGAATCAAAAGCCGACAACTCCGCTCACCTCATGGTGTCTCACTGGAGAAGCAAGGAATGCACACCGAGCCGAGCAATTACTTACCTATGAGCAGCCTTCACGTAACGAACCTATTCACAAACCAGCCTGTCCAGCCTCTGGACGAGCTGTGTGCTTACGAGTCACTGTGGCAAGGCCAGGGCGCTTGGTTCGCAAATCTTGCAGAGCTTTTCAGACAGAACCCTGGCGCATTGCCGTCTGAGCTGGTTCCTCCCGAAATGGTCAGGGAAACACGCCTCAAACTTATTGAGCGCCTAGGTGAAGAGAGGCTGAGGAATATAGGCATCAGGATCAACGGCGCTGGGGAGTATCCAGCTAAGCTTCGTGACGCCGACCATCCCGTAGAACTGCTCTATTACCTGGGCGACTGGGAGCTTGTCGAGACCCCTTCGGTCGCAATTGTCGGCACGCGCTCCCCGTCCCCGGAGGGGGAGCTGAACGCGGGTCGAATAGCTCATGCACTAGCCAAGAAAGGCTTCACAATCGTTTCGGGACTTGCAAAAGGTATCGATACTGCAGCGCACTCGGCAGCTATAAAGGCAGGCGGGAAAACTATTGCGGTGATTGGAACCCCGCTTTACGAGTATTACCCTAGAGAAAATCAAGCACTCCAGGAATTAATAGCAAGCAAATTCCTCCTGATCTCCCAGGTGCCATTCTTACGCTATCGGGAGCAGAACTTTAAGACCAACCGACTTTTTTTCCCGGCACGTAACGTGACAATGTCGGCCTTGACGAAGGCCACCATTATTGTTGAAGCCGGAAACACCTCTGGCACATTGGTTCAGGCCAGAGCGGCCCTTAACCAAGGGCGAAAGCTATTCATCTTGGAGAGTTGCTTCCGAAACACCGAACTCACCTGGCCGTCCCGCTTTGAAAAGCTAGGCGCCAAGCGGGTCTTAAACGTTTCTCAGATCATGGAAGAACTTGCCTGCGATGCGTCTGACAAATCTTGATCCTCAAGACTTCCGCTACCTAGTCGACGGTGATAACTGCTGGCACTTCGGTGACTACACTGCTGGCGGTGGCTATGGAGCTAGCGAAACGAATCAGCAGATTCACAACCTCAAGAAAAGCCCGACTAGCCCAGAGCACCTACTGCGCTGGAAGAGAAGAGCCATTTCATACTGGGCAAATCACCTTCTCACCTCTAATTTGAACTTTGCCGTTTGCGAGATGAGCGTCACTTTTGTACCGATGCCGTGCTCTAAGCCTGAAGGTCACGCAGAGCATGATGACCGTATCCTGCAGATACTGCGCCAAGTAGCGGCACGCCACCCCGGAGTCGATGTAAGGCCACTGCTACGTCAGACTGAGGCCCGTGAATCTCAGCATTTAGGAGCTCGAGCCACACCTGAAGAGATAGCAAATGGGCTCGGAATCGATCACCGATTCATCCCTCCCCCCTTACGCCCTCATGTCATCGTAGTGGATGACGTGATCACTCGAGGGGCCAGCTTTGCAGCAGCGAAAAACATCCTGCTGCAACAGCCCGGCGTCGGTGCAGTAAGCGGTCTTTTTCTAGCAAAGACAATTCATCCCCCCATTGAGTGGGATGAATTCCCAGATTTGGATGATGTACTGGGCTAACCCAACCTTCGCTACTTCGCCGCCACCCTCCATAACTGATCAAGCCGGGTGGTGTAGCTCTGGCTCAGCATCTCCCGCTTCATCCCCCACTCAGGCGCCACCGGCACTATGCCCGGCCTCAGAGTCCCTCTCCCCCATTTTGAATTGACCGCATCCAACACAGCCATGACCTTCTCGGCGGCGGCCGGCGGCGTTGCGGCGAACAGGTCGTCTGTGAACTCGCCACGCTGGTAGAGATCGAGCAGCAGCACCTGGGCCTTGGCGTAGGAGTATCCCGGGCGGTAGATCTGCTCCAGCCCGGCCAGGGCCGCCTGCGTGATCAACCGCGTGTCGTCGCTCGGGTGTGGCAGCTCGCAAAGTACGCCCCGGGCGAACTTCGGCTCGTCCGGATTGAACATGCCGGTCCGGATGCTCACGCGCACGCGCTTGCACACAGAACCCTGCTGGCGCAGCTTCTCGCAGGCCCTGGCCGCGTAGGTGGCCACCGCCTCTCGGATTGGCTCCAGGTGCTGCAGCCTCGAGCTGAAGGAGCGACTGCAGCAGATCTCCTGCTTGGGCGGCGCCACGCCATCCAGCTCCAGGCAGGCAGTGCCGCGCAGCTCGCGGGCCGTCTTCTCCAGCACCACGTTGAACTGCTTGCGCAGGGTCCAGGCATCAGCCGTGGCCAGGTCCCAGGCGGTCTTGATGCCCATAGCGCCGAGCTTCTCGGTCAGCCGCCGGCCCACGCCCCACACCTCGGAGACCTCCACTGCGCGCAGCAGCTTGTCGCGGCGCTCCGGGTCGCGGATATCCACTACCCCGCCCGTCTGCCTCTGCCAGCGCTTGGCGGCGTAGTTGGCCAGCTTCGCAAGCGTCTTGCTCGGACCGATGCCCACTCCGGTGGGGATGCCGGTGCCGGCCAGGACCTGGGCGCGAATCTCCCGGCCGAGCGGCACCAGGTCGCCAGGGATGCCGGTCAGCTCGGCGAAGGCCTCGTCGATGCTGTACACCTCCAGCGCCGGCACCAGGCCCTCGATGATGGTCATCACGCGCTCGCTCATGTCGCCGTAAAGCGCGTAGTTTGAGCTGAATGCCATGCCGCCGGCCGCCTCGTAGCGTTTCCTGATCTGGTGCCAGGGCTCGCCCATCTTCACCCCCAGCGCCTTGGCCTCGGCCGTGCGGCTCACCACACAGCCGTCGTTGTTGCTCAGCACCACAATGGGCGTGCGAGCCAGCTCCGGGCGGAAGACCCGCTCGCAGCTACAGTAGAACGCGTTGCAGTCGATCAGGGCGAAGGCGCGGTCAGCCACTGGCGCGCCCTACCCTACACAGGCCGATGTAGACGCCCCAGATCTGGAACTCCTCGGACTCCATGATGTAGCGCGGCGGGTACTGCGGGTTGGCGGACAGCAGGATGACCTGGTGCTTGTCGCCGCCGAGAATCTTCAGCAGGGGCTCGCCGTTCACGCAGGCCACCACGACGTCGCCGCGGCGCGGTGTGAGCGCCTTGTCGACCAGCACCAGGTCGGCGTCATGGATACCCAGCCCCTGCAGGCTGTTGCCGGCCACGCGCACCAGGTAGATCTGCGGGCGATGCAGGCCGAACAGCTCGTCCAGCGAGATGCGCTGCTCGAGGTGATCCTGGGCGGGGCTTGGGAAGCCGGCCGGGACGGACGGCAGAAAGAAGGGAATGGTGACCGACGAGGGGGCGACGGGGCCGAGGATGGTAACGCTGTCCACGGTTGAATGCCTGATTAAACTGTATATAAATACAGTATTTGCGAAGCAGGCAGCCGTCAATGTCGAACGACAGGAGGTGGGACGATGTGCGGGTGGTTCGCCCAGTACCGAGGCATGCGGGACTATCTGCGGGAGCTGGACAGCGAGCAGGAGGTAATCAGCCTGGCTGGGGACGAGCCTGTCGAGCGCCGAGCACGCATGTGCAGCTGCTTAGGAGCACCTCCAGCGGCCTGATTCCCCCAGTACGCTGACGATCGATGCAGCCCAGGACCTGAGCAGCACCGGCAGTCATCGCGCAGGCACCCTCATCCAGCACCCGCTCCACACACTACAGCATCTTAAGCCCCCACCAGAACCTTTCAATGGAATCGGCTAGGACCTCTCCTATCAGTAAGACAATAAAAAGGCCTCACGGCATACGCCGTGAGGCCTTCCTAGTGCTTCTACGCTCAGACCATCAAACTGCCCCAAGCATACTGATCTTTTCTATCATGTCCCGACAGGTTAAAAGTACCGTCTCAGCCTCTTCCCGCTGAATTTCATCATTCAGATGATAGTCGGCCTTAACACGGTGCGCATGCATCGCTTTTAGCTTGTAGGACAACTGCCGATGCTTGAGTACAAGCTCACGTCCACCGGACATCTGCTCAGCAAGAAAGTCAACCAACTTCTTGTGGGTACTTCCAGAACACGCAGATACTGGAACTTCACTTAGCGTATCCGCATATGCTATTGCAGCACTATACAATCCGTAATACGCCCGACTAATGCCTGCCCTGAATGATATTTCCTCACCACCCTCAAGAGCACGACTTGCCTCTCCAATAAAATCCATTGGGGATACCGGCATAATTTAAGCTTCCAACTCCTCATGAAGCGTCATCCGCTTAGCATCACCCACAGGAACAAAAGCATGCACAATTTTGTTCCAAACGGAAAAATCAATATCCTCAGCGACCAAGCACGCCAATTCATCAGACATCTGCGCAAGCTCCGAAGGAGATGCATCTACCTTGAGCTGACAAAACAAATAACTCGACTCATGGTCGGAAATCAAACTACCAGAAGCCCCAATCAACTCTTTCGAATGACTACGAGCTACATTTTCAACCTTAGCGAAGGCAGCAGAAAAGTCTGCCTCTTGAAGATCAAGAGCAGCCATTTGATCCATTAAAGTAAAATTGATTGAGATTAGATGCTTTTGCAGAATTGCATGATCACCAGTAGCAGAAACGTATCTCTCAACAGCCTCTTTAAAGCAAGAAACCCTACCAGTATAAAAAGTAGTATTTGCAAGCTTCAGCAATAAAAGTCTGTTGGCAGGATCTTTCCGCAGCGCTGCCAGATAGTTGTCACATGCATCGATGAAGCGCCCAAGTCGCTTTAGCGAGACAGCGAAGTTCTCGTAAAATCGGGCCTCACCACCGCTAGCGGCGATTGAGCGGCGGTGGCAGTCCATGCTTTCTTCGGGAGTTCCAAAACAAGCATAGAAAACCCCTTGAACCATTAGCCCGGTCGCAAGGTCGACGCGTTTTAAAGATTCAATATCACGACGAAGACTCGCCACTTGAAACTCTGTAGGAGCGGAGTCCATTTCGCTTAAGACATTAAGACGATCAATTATGTCATTCGAAGTCGTCTGAGGCTGAGCCATCTGCGCTCCTGCGAAGCTCCCCTGCGAATGTTATCCACAGATTGCTAACAATTTTTCCACAATTTCTGTGGATATTAGAGCTTTTCAGCCGTAAGCAAGTCAACCTGTAGGCACATACAGTTGACGCTACTCAGCAGGCTGGATGGCAGCGGAAAACCGCTAGAAAGCTCGTCTACCCAGCTGCAGAAAGCTTCTAGATACATTTTCATCGTCAGGTTGTTATAGTCCATCAAAGAGCCCGCCGAGATCTGCCGGCGCCCAGTTCATGATCACCAGCTCGCCCGTCACCTCTGCCCCACCCTGCCGCTGGTTGGTGTTGCTGTAGCGGATGTCGATTCGCTCCATATGGAAGCCGCCAAACGCCTCGCGGATATCCGGATGGTCGTTGATGCTCACCATCACCCGCCCCTTGCAACGCCGCATGAAGTCAGCCATCGCCAGGTACTGATCGAAGGGGAAGTCCACGCCATAGCCCTCGGTCTGCCAGTAGGGCGGGTCCATGTAGAGGAAGGTGTGGGGGCGGTCATAGCGCTCGGCGCATTCCAGCCAGGGCAGGTTCTCCACATACACACCGGCCAGGCGCTGCCAGGCGGCGGAGAGGTTCTCCTCGATGCGCATGATGTTGGGTGCCGGCCCGGTGGTGGCCGTGCCGAAGTTCTGTCCGGCCACCTTGCCGCCGAAGGCGTGGTGCTGCAGGTAGAAAAAGCGCGCCGCGCGCTGGATATCGGTGAGGGTCTCCGGCCGAGTGATCTTCTGCCACTCGAAAAGCTGCCGGCTGGACAGCGCCCACTTGAATTGGCGCACGAACTCTTCGACGTGGTTCTGCACCACTCGGTAGAGGCTCACCAGGTCGCCGTTGATATCGTTCAGCACCTCGACGGGAGCCGGCTGCGGGCGGAGGAAGAAGAGCGCAGCGCCGCCGGCAAAGACCTCGACGTAGCACTCATGGGGCGGGAACAAAGGGATAAGGCGATCGGCCAGGCGGCGCTTGCCGCCCATCCAGGGGATAATCGGTTGGGTCATGTGCAAACCTTTTACTGTATGAATGAACAGTGCTAGGCTCGCGCTCGCTTCGTGCACGAGGCGGGAGCCTTGGCTGGGCTTGCAGGTACGGTCTGCGAGTTCGGCAGCCGGCCCGGGTGTTGGCGCACCCCGGCCGGCTGCTCTCTTCATTGCGTGAGCGAATCGTAGGAGGCCTCGCAGGCCTGCCCCCTCACTCGGTTGTCGTCGGCGGCAGCAGCATAGAGTCCAGCAGCCGCTCCAAGCCGGCCGAGCAGCTCGGCACGCATTCGGGAGCCGGCTTCTGCTGCCGCGCTGAGCTGGGTAGTGATGGCATCACCGCACTGGCGGGCTCGCCGCTCAGCCTCTGCGTATCGTTGCTGCAGGCGCTGCAGAGCATCACCAGCCCGAGCAGCATCGCCTTGCGCCTGACCAAGTTTCCCTTGAGCATCTTTCTCTACCCCTTCGGCCGCCACCTGGCGGCGCTTCGTCTCAGCCAGAGCCGCCACCGCCGCCCGGCGATCACGCTCGGCTACCTCGGCGCGATAGCCACTGTGCGCAGCCTGCTCGGCCACCAGCTCGCCTCTCAGATTCGCCAGACGCAGCTCCTCAACCACTGTCCACAGTCCAAGGACAACGGCCAGCCAGGCCCACAACGGGACCAACCTCATCCACGCCATCACCGCACCACCTCCAGGGCCTGGGCGTAGTTCTTCGCCCACTTCTGCCGCAGCTCTGCGCGCTTCGCCGCCGTGCCGCGGGTGAAGGCGCCAGGGCGCCAGGTGCGCAGGTACAGCTGCCAGGCGCCTTCTTCGTCACCGAGGCCCGGCAGCCTGGCTGGATCGGTGAAGAGCAGCAGGCGAGCGAGGCCGGCCGCCAGCACGTCGTCGTGCTCGATCGCTTCCCAGACAGCACGCGGCTGGGCCGGCACGCCACGCACGGCGCACAGGCCGCGTGCCAGGTCCTGCACATCCTGGTTATGGAAGCCGAGCAGGCCGGCAACCATGCCGCCGCCCTGCTCACCCTGCCACAGCGAACGCGCGGGACCATTGCCGTGCTGACGGCGATACTTGAGTTGGGACTCCTGCAAACCGATCGCCAGCAGCATCAGCTCGGCTTGCGGGCTGGTCATCTTCGCGGGCAGCAGCATCAGCGCCTCGGCCACCGGGCCGTTGCGGACTTCTCTTGGGGTCATGACTTCTCCAGGCACAAAAAAGCCCGCACAAGGCGGGCGGTTGAATTGGCACGAAAGGCGGGGTTCAATCCGCCGGCACAAGTTGAGAGGTGGTTATGGGTAACAAGCTGGTACGCCAGGGCCTGGCCAATAGGGTGGCGCGGCAGTTTGCAGCGGCGCAGATCCTCGACGCCGAGGCAGCGGCCGAAGCGTTCGCCGAAGAGGCGCTGACGGCCGAGGAACGGCTGGCAGCCCATGCCGAACTGCGGCGTATCGCAGGCGCCCTGCTGGCACCCAGCCCCGAAGACCACCCTGGCTAGGATTCAGCCTTGCACCTGGCGGGTGTGAACTGGCGGTCTATGCTGCTAACACCCAACGCATGGAGGCGATGACATGGGACTGACGGTTACCCGCACACCCGGCCAGCAGATTCAGCTGAAGATCGAACCGGGCACCACTGCCGAGCAGCTGATGGAAGAGCTGAAGGCCGGCATCATGATCACCCTGATCGAGTACCGCTCAGCTGGCGCCAGAATCAACATCCAGGCACCGACCTGCCTGAGCATCGGCAGGCCAGAGTCCAGGCTTCACGACTGAGCAGGCAGGCCTACTTCAGGCCACTCCATGGCCGGCATCATCGCCAGGGCTTCCTCGTCGGAAGGAAAGTCGCGCAGGCCTTGGGCCACGTCAGCAAGCACCTGGTAGCCGATCATCCAGCACTGGTCCCGGAGATCGACGCCCGCCTGCCCCTCGGCACGGAACCTCGGCACGCTTGACGTGGCGTAGCTGCACAGACTGAGGATGCTGTCGTACCCCCGCTCGGCGGCGATCTGGTTCAGCCGCCGGTGGATAATGGACGTGAGGTGCGCCTGTTGTGCGGCAAACTGCTGTTTCGCCTGCTCTTCGGTAGTGGGTGCACCTTCGTCTTCCCATACCCCGCCTATGACCTGTCCTGCCAGGGTGACTTCTCCACCTACGTACCGGGGCGTCCACATAGGTTGTGGAGGATGGTCTTCGGTCCACAGTCCGTGGTCTGCTGCCTGCTCAGCTTCAACAAGGGTGTATTCGCAGGCAAATGAACGGTCTTCGTTGAGCAGGAAAACTTTCTCTTCCATCATGCGCAGTCCCATGAGACCCCATCGAGGTTGACGTAGACCGTACCGGACGCGGTAGCCCCGTCGAAACCGACCGCTTGAGTGGTGTTTGACGAGTAAACCGCGCCAGGCGCGGAAGCTAAGAACGCGCCGCAGGTAGTAACCATCGTCCATGGGGCGCGCAACGGTCGGTAGCCCGACGGGATGTTCCAGAATACTGTGTTGTTGTTGGCAAAGGTTGCATTCTGGATCGCACCACGCAGATACACGCGCTTGCCGATTCTGCGGTACTGCGCAGTGCGCCCAGTGAAGTTGGTCCACCCGCCGGATAGAGTGCAGTTGATCCACCCCGAGTCGGTGTTATCCAGGTTTCCCGCGTGCCACATGGTCTGATCGCCGCTGGCGTCGCGGTATGTCGGAGCTGCGCCAGAACGCGGTATGGCTATCCAGCGCTGGTTGGCTCCCGCTACGTGAACAAAGCGCGCGGCCCCGGTGCCTGTCTGTATGTCAAGCACAAGCGCATCTGTCTCGCCCACTACCCCCTGATCCGCACGCACTACTTGAATGGCGACGTATCCACTGCCCCCTGCTCCCACGGTCTGGCGCCCAGACCATGTGTTCTCGCTGGACAACAGGGGCACGTTCGCGCCAGAGGTGCCGATGTCGAAGGTTGCCGCTGTTCCCAACTCGAGCGCCAGGCGAGCGGCGGCCTCATCCGCCGCACCCGCGAAGGCCCGCCCGAATACCGTCAGGTCATAGACCGCCATTGCCCCGGCAGCCGTGAAATACGGCGCCTTGTTGGCCGCACCACTCAGGCCAGACAGTGCATTCAGGTTCGCCGACCCCGCCTGGTAGTTGGCCGGGTAGGCCACGATGGTGCCGGAACTGTTGGTCACATACAGGTCGAAGCCAGTGCCCACGCGCACCAGGTAGATCGAATCGGCCACAAGGGTGGATGGCAGTGCGGCGACCACCTTGTAATGCTTGATCGTCGCCATGGGGTCACCAGTTCGCGCCGTCCCACTCCGCCGGGATCGGACTGCCATTGAATCGAAGGAGGCCGCCGACCTCCCCGAACTTGTCCAGCGTCGCCTTGTTGGCGTGCGTGTGCGATGCCGACACGGCGCTGTCGATCTGTGCTGGCGTAGAGCTGGGGCCGCCGACAATCGAGGCCCAGGTCAGCGTCACGTCCATCGACTCGTACTCGGCCACCTTGATCCAGGTGCTGGTCGAGGGGTTCCAGGCGTACATCGCCGCGCCGGCATTCACAGTCGGGTCGGCGCTGGCGTCGGCCACCAACACGAACACCGCCTGCGACAGGCTGGGCTCCAGCGCATCCCGCGCGGCGATATCGGCGGCATACAGCACGGGCGCGCCCGAGGACGGCAGGCTGCTCAGCGCATCGGCGATCAGCGCATTGATCATCGCGCTGTTGCCGATGGCCTTGGCCTCGCCGGCGGCGTTGGTCAGGTAGGACTCGGTGTACCCCGAGTTGAGGACGAAATAGAGGCTGTCCGGCTCCAGCGTGCCGGGCAGCGAGGTGACTTTGTAGAATTTGACCAGGGCCATAGCGGGTTCCTGCTGTAGTGAATTACCAGTCTTTCTGCTGCCAGGCGGCAGCGCCTTCACCGGGCGGGCCGGGCGGGCCTTGGCTGCCCTGCTCTACCAGCACCACCTCCTGCTGCTGCAGGCTCACCAGGTACTCGCGCTCAACCTCGGCCGTCTCGCTGTCGGTGAACTCCAGCGTCGCCAGGTAGGCGCCGTCATCCATGGCAGCCCCCCGCTTTCGCCGGGCCGCCCTCGAAGTAGCGGGTGATCGTGCCGTCAGCGAACTCCACCTCGAAGGTGTACCGCCAAGCGCCTACCAGCCGCGCCGTCTGTTCGGGCGTCAGTGTGCGCGTGACGGTGCCGGGCGCGGGGCACTCCAGGCCGGAGCCGATCTCCAGCACCAGGTCACCACCCTGCAGGCCGCTGAAGCGCATGCGCACCTCGGCGGCGGCGATATCGACCGGCAGGCGGTAGATCAGCTGGCCACCCTCAGGGCGGGCGCCCTCGGCGGAAACCGCATTCACCTCCAGGGTGTTATCGTCCAGGCGCTTGGCGCGGTGGGGCAGCGCGTTGGGCGGCTCTCGGTTGATGGCCAGCAGGCCAGCTACGCCGCGCACCCACACGGGCCAGTCGCCGGCCAGGCCATGCAGCGGCACGGAAAGCACGGCAGGCGCGCCGCTGATCTGCGTGATCAGCTTGTAGGCGTAGTCCGGCTGCATCAGCCGCACGGTGTCGCGGTAGGTGGTGCCCGGAACAACGGGCAGGTCTTGGCGGGCCGGCTGCATGGCTGGCTGTCTCCACAGGTTGTAGGGGAAGCGCGACTAGCGAATCACTCGGCCGGATCACTGCGCACTGGGTAAGGCATGGCACCGGCGAAGCGCACAGCGCCACCGCTGGTGAGGTCCAAGGTCTTGACGGCAAGGCGCACCGAGGAGCCTTCCATGTAGAGCAGGCCAAGCTCCCAGGCGCCGTTGGCGTCGTAGACGGTCACTGCCGTGGGGCTGATCCGTTCGGAGAAGCCGGAAGGGGTATACCCGAGGATGAAATCCACCGGCGCGGCCAACTGGGCTGTGAACTGCGCGTCGACCTCAACCACCATCATCCGCCGGCGAGAGGACATAGCCTCCCCGGGCAGCTCCACGTCGTGGTAGGTGTTGCGCAGCACGCCTGTCACGCCCGGCGCGGCGCTCCACGTCCACCAGTTCCCCGGCGCCGAGAGCAGGCCGTAGTAGTCGACGGCAGGGACCTGAGCCCACGCGCCATCGGCGCGGCCGTAGATCTCCCCATCCTGGGGTGCATCGGCCAGCCCACCACCGCCTCCCGACTGCAGCCGCTCAAGCAGCCCGGCGGTCACCGTGCAGCGCAGCACCGTGCCGGCGGGCCAGCTCGCCGGGGTGAGGGTGTCCTCGAGGGCACGGCCACCCAGCAGGAGGGTGCCCGTCCCCGTGCCGGTGACTCGAACAATCTCAGGGCTCGCCCCTTCAGGGTCCACGGTGATGTCGCAGAAGTCACCCTCGCCCTGCAGGCGGGCCTGAACCCGCGCGGCCAGAGCCGGCGGTACCGACACCTCCAGATCCGCCGCAAGCAGTGGAGCCTGGAGGGTGGTTGACCAGTTGTTGATAAGCCGTTGCATAGGCGCTAGATCCAATTCACAGGGGTTGATGCGATGGCCACAGCGCCGGTGACCGGGTTGTAGCTGCCGAAGGTCGAAAGCCCAGCAGCAGGGTAGGGGCCGCTGTAGGGCTTGATTGCCCCCTCGGCCACCGCACAGAGATACACGCGCGGGTCCTCATGGATGCCGCCCGAGACAGCCATCAGGTTGTTGCTCAGCAGGTCCACATTCAGCGAGTAGGTGCGCTCAGAACCCGGCACCCCGACGCTCGCCGCGAAACGCGGCTGGCGGTTGGAGCCGCTCCAGGCGTAATTGCCGCCGAGCCTTGGGCCAAGGTTGTGCACCTCAAGCCCGGACACCTGGTGTTCGACAGTGCCGAGCGCGCCGGTGATGCTGTAGCTGTTCGTCACCACTGCCAAAGGCATGGCCGTGCCCCAGGCATACGGCCCGGTGTCCACGGCGCTGGTGACGCTCACCTCCAGCAGATCGACCCAATCCCCGACCGAGAACTCCACCAGCGAGAAGGATGAAGCACTGCCGACCAGGCTGACCTCCGCCTCCTGCAGCACCGTCACCGCACCATTCAGCCGCTCGCGGCGCACGCGCTCTCGGCTGGTCACCCAACTCAGCGAAGGCAGCAGCACCACCGCCGTTGTCGCCTGGCTCAGGTAAACCGGTACCGGCGTTTCCCCCTCCAGCCGCACCTGCACCATCACGGTTTCGGCGGTGCTGTAGTTGCCCGGCGCGGTGAACGGCGTCGTGTAGTCGGCAGGCTCGAAGCCGGAGTCGCTGTCCAGGGTGTAGGTCACGTCGTAGCCGGCCAGCACACCGCCCTCCATGTAGGGGGTGCGGCTTATCTCCTCCGGCACTGGCTCCTTGAGCTGCACGTAGCCCAGGAAGCCAGGGCGGGTAGGAGGCGGCGCGATATCGTCGATGCCATAGAGCTGGGTCACCGCAATCGCCAGGCTCTCGCCCGCGCCGGTAACGGTCGCCAGGTAAAAGCGATAGGCCCTCGGGCGGCGGTCATTGGCCGCGCCGGTGTTGCGTGTTACCAGCGCCAGAATGGCGGTCCGCCCGGTTTTACTTACCGCATGCAAGCGCAGGTAACCCACCGAGGCGCCGCCCAGGTTGGCGCCGATGCGGGTGGCATCCGCCGAGGAGCACCGCCCGGCGCCCAGCGCAAAGGCCAGGCTTCGCTCTTCCGGAGCGCCACCCACCACGCCAAAACGCCTTACTCGAAAGGTGCCGGAGGTGCTGCTGGTACCCACCGCCACATTCTGGATCTTCACCCACCAGCGCGAGTCATCCGGCCCCTGGTAGATCCAGCCATCGAGCGGCTGGCCATACAGCATGCTCCCGCTGAGCAGGGCCTGGCCGGCCCACCACTCGCCACCAGGCGGGGCCTGTGCCGTCTCGACCGGCGAGATGGGATCAACGCCGCTGACCAGTATGTGATGGGTATCACCAGGCCCGGCCAGCCCCAGGGCAACCTCGCTGTTCGGCGGCTGCACAAGGGGCCGGCTGCTGCCATCGCTCAGTTGAATCTGTCCACCCTGCAGCTTGCCGTGCCACGGCCACACCAGCACGCGCCCGGTCATGGGCCAATCTCCGGCGGCTCCGCCAGGTTGACCGAGCCCGTGCGGCCATCCGCATCAGTGAGCACGAGCGTGCGAATGGCGGGAAAGAAGAACAGCCCGTCGCTGCTCGCCTCACCCTTGGGCCAGTACACCCGCTGGCTGTAGTTCTGCTCCGTCAGCGGCCACGCGACACCGGCAGCCGTTCCGCCTGGCCGGGGCTCCGTGTAGTCGCCCCGCCCCCTCTGGGCAGGAATCGCCCCACGAGGGTCCAGCTGGCGCAACGTCTTCTGCGCCTTCTGCCGGGTAACCACCCGGTTCAGCGCATCGACAGTGCTCTGGCCGGTGCGCTGCTGCACCATTGAACGGCCGATCGCTCGGCGCTCATCAGCAAGGCTGGGCATAGTTCATAGCTCCAGAGGGTCATTCGGGATGGCAATGCGATAGACCTGGCCAACCTGGATGATCTGCTCATCCACCATGACGGCCGGAATCTCCGGCGCCGTGATGCTGAACCGGCGCGGGAAGCGTTCGTAGCTGTTGTCGAAGTTGTCGTAGTTGCCGCTGAAGCCATCCAGGTCGTCGTCGTAGGCGCCACTGTCATCCCGCCCCCCCAGCTGCGTGCTGAGGCTGGGGCCGGCAGACTCGCCGCCGCTTCCGGGCGCAGGCTCTGCAGGGGCAGCGGGCGGCGCCAGGGGATCATTCACAACCCCGCCGCCGCGCATCACCGAGATGGTGAAGGTGGTCATGGCCATGCCGGCCACCTTGTCCAGCCTATGGCGCAGGCTGCTGCAGCGGCCGAGGCCCAGCACCCCCTGGTCATCGAGCCGCAGGGTCTGGCCGAGATCCACGCCCATCACCAGGCTGGTCGGCACATCCCAGCTCAGCTCGGTGGCGTTATGCGCCCGCACGATGGAGGTTGCCGCCTGCTCCAGCAGGCAGCGCAGGAACAGCTGCCGCCGCCCCTCCTCCCGCAAGTCATCATCGCCACTGGTAAAGCTGCCTTCGACCAAGCCACCACGGGACTGCCGCTCCAGGCTTTGCTCCCAGCGCTCGGTTCGATCACTTTCGATCTCGACGGCAGAACCTTCCCGGGCGATCACCTCGCCCACATCGGCAACGCTGGCCGGCGCCTCGACCCGCAGCACATAGCGTTCGGTCACGCTCTGCACCCAGCGCCTGGCACCGCCCCAGGTGGCGCCCAGCACCAACTCGCCGTAGTTGTTTATCCAGGGCGCACCGGTACCACAGGGGTCCGGGCTGCTCGGCGGCAACCGGGTGAAGCTCGCGTTCACCATGACCTGGCCGGAGCTGTCCGTGGCAGAACGCAGCATCTCCACATCCGGCAGCTCGCTGGACTCCGGCCGCCAGTTACAGAACCCCGAGGTGCCGGACGCACCATCGGTGCCCGGGTGCTGCCACGCGTAGGAGGTCACCATCTGCCGCAGCCGCGGGAAGCGGTAGTCGGCCTCGATCTCCACTACGTTGGTCAGGGTGCCCAGGTCGGCATAGGCCACGCCGATGCTCTGGTACACCGTGGTGTCCGGCCCGAACACATAGTCGGCCGCGCCGGCGTACCAGGATGTCAGCCGCAGCTCGCCGTAAGCGTTGCAGTCCAGGCTGGCGCGCAAGGTGCTCAGCCGCTCCTCGGCGTACTCCCAGCGGCTGCGCCCCTCGGCGGGCTCGAACACATCCGCCGACCAGTAGCACGGCGTCAGCGCATCGATCTGGGCGATGCTCAGCCGCTCTACCCGCTGCTGTAGCCGGTCGCTGCAGGCGCAAGCCAGCAGGCGGCTGAGCGGGTCCCAGGTGGTGGACTCGACATTGCCGGTGAACAGCCGCGCGCTGGTGGTTACCCCCGCACTGGTGCTCAGGTAGTTGATGATGACCTGGCGCCCTACCCACTCCTGCGGGTTGGGCTCCTCTGCCATATACAGGCTGAAGTCGGCGATGCCTGCCGCGCCGCGCTCGCGGTCCACTTCGACCTCACCAACAACCGTGGCGCTGAGATCGACACCGTTGACCAGCACCTGGTCGCGCCAGGTGAAGGCCACCCCAACCGGGATTGGCTGCGGCCCAGGCGCACCGCCTGCATCAGCGGAGCCATTCAGCGGGGCCGTGTTGAGCGCATCGACACCGACCTGCATCAGACTTGCTCCCAGGGCAACGCCCAACTGTGTGGCCGCGAAGGGTCGCTCGGGTTCATCTGCAAAGTGGGGCGCTGTGCGAATACCCAGTAGCAGGGCATCCACTGCACGCTGTACAAGGTGGCGCCCGGCACTGGCGCAACACTGGCAGCCAAGCCGGCCAGTACGACGGGAGTGCGCACCCAGTCGCGCCCCACCAGGGCCAAGGCCCAGGGCGCCACGTCAGGCCGTGGCGTACTGGTGAGCACAATGCCAACGTGGCTGGCCTGCGTGATGCTCTCCTGCTTGGTCAGGCGCAGCTCCAGCGGCTGGCTATAGTCCAGGCCATCCAGGCCTGGCGGCATCCAGCCCTGGCCACTGATGGTCCCACCGGCCTTGCGGAAGTGGGTGAGCTTTACCCCGCCACCCTGCCCCATGCGGATGATGGTTTCTGCCACGACAGGGGCGTCTGCCTGCTCCGGCACGCCGGCGTGCACAACGATCTCGACGCCGCCGAGCATCACTCGCGGTAAGGACATAGAAACTCCGGGCAAAAGAAAGCCCGCCGAAGCGGGCTGTGATCAGCGGCGCGTGGCGCCCAACTTTCTGGCGGTTCGGCTCAGCTCCTCCGCAGTGCTGCGCGGGGCCTGCACCGAGAACTGCTGGCCGCCCAGCTGCAGCACCAGGGTGCCGAGGCTGTCGTTACCACCGCCGGGTGGCTGCAGCAGGCTTTGCGGAATGGGCGGAATAGCCGGCAGGCTGCGCGGCCCGACCAGGCCCCCTTCGGCGTAGCCAGGACGTGAGGCTTCTAACTGCGCACGCAGGCTCGCCATCGTGTTCCGGAAGCCGTTGCGGCGGATCTGCTCCAGAAACGACAGCGCACCAGGCTCCCGCACTACCCGCTGAGGCTGCACATGCTCGTCGGCGTGCACCGTACCCGCCTTCTGGTACTTCGAGCCGGGGCCGGTCCAGCCGCCATCGGCGAAGCCGGGCGGTTCCAGGTTGGGCTGCTGCAGGATGTAGTCGCCAGAGACAGGGTCGAAGTCGCCCTGCTGGTAGGTCACCGGTATCGTCATGATGATCTTGGCCTGGTCGGCCAGCCTCGCCATCTGATCCAGCAGCGCCTGCTGCGCCTCGGCATCCAGGGTGGGCTGCACCTTGATGTCCTTCAGCTCCTCGAGCGCGGCCTTGGTTTGCGCGGCAGCCTCTTTCGCCTTGTCCAGCTTGGCCTGGGCCTCGTCCACCTTCTTGCCATCGGCAGACTCTTCGATGGCCTGCAGCTCCTTGATCACACCGGCAAAGCCATAGGTGTTCTCACCTGCCTGGGCCAGCTGCTGCAGTATCTCAAGCGCGGCCTGGGCCTGCCGCTTCGCTTCCTCAACGTCTCCGCTCTGCAGAGCCTGGCGGGCTCCAACCTTCAAGGCAGACGCCTGGCTGAAGCTCGGGTCTGCGCCCTGCCCGCTGCTGTTC